GTAATCGTCGGAAATAAGAAAGGTTTAGAATCTCAAATGAATCAGTTGAATTCAAGGAAAGTTAAATTAGATTCATTTAATCTTTCTTACTTAGATTCGATTCAAAGGTTAGAACTTCAAATAATTGAATTGGAAGATTCAAACGAAACCAATTCAGAATTAGGCCCGTTAAAATACCTTTCAAGTTTAACAGGTACACCGATGAATAAAATAGTAAATTATTTAATCCTGATAATTGTAATGGTTTTTCAACCGTTAGCGTTGATGTTGATCCTGACTTCAATGTTCGCTTTCAAAAATAATCATTACCTTACTCGGACTTCAAAAAAGAAACGCGCAACTGATCCCACTTTGAATTTCAAAGTTCTTTGGAATAATTTAAAAGGTAAATTCATTCCGACTAAACCAATCGTTCCACCAGAATCCCCTACAACCCCCGAAATTTCGATTCTAAGCGACGATCTCCCACAACCTGACCCAACACCCACAAAAAAAAGAAAGTATGTTAGAAAGGCTAAAAACACCCTTAAAAACAATCATCCTAAAATTGAAGAAACTGAATCCGATGAAAAGGTTCAACCAGATGAGAAAGAGAATGGAGAATCGGGTAAACGGTGAGTAGTTGATAACCAATTAACTCCTGATATAGCCGATCATATTTCAAAATCCTTGGGAAATAAAAAAAAAGTTTAAGCGCAAGTCAGATTAGAATCATGCCGCATGAAGCAATTGAGGCTTGGAAAAAAGAAAATGAAAATGAATAACGAATTTGTACCGTTTGAAATTGCGAAACGATTAAAGGACGTAGGATTTGATGAAACGTGTTTAGCTGGTTACCAACCTAATCATAAAAATGAAATGGTTTTATATTTCAAATCAACAAATCAGAGTGGAATATCGACAACTCCATCAACTTACGGGAAATATTGTCATCAAAATAATCATGTAATTAAAGCCCCATTATATCAGCAAGTATTCGGATGGTTGAACGAGGTTCATAATATTTACGGGTGGGTCGAAAGAAAAGAAGACATTTATAATAAAAAATATTATGCTTACAACTACAATTCTATTAGAATTAATATATATTCAATAACAACATTCGATTCATTTATTGATTGTCAGAATGAATTACTTAATGAAATGTTAAACCATTTGGAAAAACAAAATAAAACCCATATCTTATGACAGATACAAAATTCAACCTTTACGAAGATTCCAATCCACCTGCTAACAGCCAGTCAATTATTCAGCCAACAGAAAACGATTTATTAATTACAGTTGATTTTTCAAAAGAAACCTTCGGAGAAATGGTTGAAAAGGTTCGGATATTGACAGAACAAATATCTGATACGACTGAACTTAATATTTTCATTCTGAGCGGTTACGACCCACATAAAGATGCAGGATTATTCTTGGATTATTTGAAAAGTTTAAATCGCCCGATTAGGTTCTTCTTTCGCGGAATTATTCATTTAGAATTTTTGAAGCTGTTATCTTTCTTAAACGTGAATGTGAACGAAGGTTCTAAACTTAAATACGACACCAGTAGAACACATGAATTTCAAAAACAATTAATGATATTTCCTGCTGTATTCAGAAATTACTTCCAAAGGTTCATCGATGAATACAACAAATATAATGGTGAAATTTATTTAGATGTAACCGAAATGAAAACATTAGGCTTTGACTTTAAAATTTATTAATAATGCACTATCAAATCGAATACATGCAACACGGAGTGACGTTCAAAGGTTACGGTAAGAAAAGTGAGTGTGGTGGATATATGACATTAGTTTTCCATGACCACAAAAACAAATGGCAAATGAGAAAAGAGTCGATTAGTGATTGGCTGTTCAGTCATGCTAAACCAATCGAAAAAGAAATATTTGAATATGCAATCAATCAAAATCTTAGAAATTTATGACCATAGATTACACTAAACCAATTATAAATGAAGTTCCAATAGAATCTGGATTTGAACCTCACTATCGTTATTGTCCTGAATGTGGTCAGCGATTTGTATTGTATGGGGATGATATGTTTCAAACGTTTCTAACCATTTTCAGAAATTCAATCAAATGCCCTTGTTGTGGAATAACTGGCGCAGGTGAACCTTATAATGAAGAATATCAATTTAAACTTAACTGATTTATGATTATTGAGCCTTCACACGAGTATGAAACTAATATTTTATGTTTTGTATGCTTAACTCCAATGAAATGTATTCCTAACATTGAAGAACGTGATGGGTATTCTGATTATGTTTGCCCGAATCATCATAAATTTTTACATGATTCGTGGACGGATACATTCATCGATAATTTTAGTGTGTTTAAGGGACTTAGAAAATTTAAACTAAATGAAAACTATGAACGAATTTAACTTTTTAACCGAACAGCAAATCCAATCCAATTACGAACGGTTTCGTAGTTTGATCGATGTAAACTTTCCTACACGAACAGACCAACTAAATCAAATGTATGATGCGATGGCGGAAGAATTGATGTTTGCTCCTGCATCTAGTCAAGCCCATTTTCATAACGCATTTCCCGGAGGATATGTTGATCACGTTCTTAGGGTGTATGACTTCGCATCGATTCAACTTAAATTATGGGATAAGTGTGGGATGTCTATTTCATTTTCAACCGAAGAACTTATTTTTGTAGCCCTTCATCATGATCTTGGAAAATTGGGCCAGCCGGAAAGCCCGATGTATCTTGTTAATAATGAAAAGTGGGCAGTAGATAAAGGAACATTTTACAAATTCAACCTTGAAAATCAGTGGCTTACGATTACTGAACGTAGTTTATGGTTACTGAACCACTTTAAGGTTCCATTTTCAATAAATGAAATGCTTGGGATTAAATTGGCTGATGGGCTTTATGATGAAAGCAACAAGCAATATCTGGTTACTTATGACATTAATAAAAAATTAAAAACAAACCTCCCATACATCATTCATAATGCCGATCAGATGGCAGCAAGGTTCGAGTTTGAAAGATGGGCTAAATTCACAGGAAAAGCACAAGTATGACAATTACCATAATAATCCTTTCAATCATTATTTTAATCCTTAGCTTCATCATTTGGAATTTATACGGTCAGGTTCAGCAATTAGAAGATTACGCCAAGAAAACCAACAAAAGGGAACAAAAGGTTCTTTTAGAAGCAGAAAACTATTATAAGATTTTTAAAGCGTTATTTGAAGAAGCATATTTGAACATTCAGCGAGTAGATAAACGCGGAAGTTTTAGCAGCGACGATGAAGTAGGTTTTGCGTTCAAAGTCATCTATAATTCACTAAATGAAGTAAACGAAAAAATAGAATCCTTAAAAATTGATGATGACACCGAAGAATAAAAAAGAGCCGTATTTTGGGCCTAGCGTTGAGGCGGCAATCGCTGAATATTGCAAGATGGAAAACAGCAACGCAAAAACGCGCCTGTTTAACACGAAAATTTATCCGGCACTTGCAAAGCTGGCAGAAAACGTAATCCATAATAAAAACTTCCGAAATTACGGCGGAGAAACATATACAGATTCAAAACAAGATTGCATCTGTTTCCTTTACGAAAAATTAGGAAAATTCGATCCAACGAAAGGTTCAAAAGCATTTTCTTACTTCAACCGGATTTCTATCAATTGGGTTTGGGCAAGAATGCGAACTATCGCCGAAACCACTTATGGTAAATGCGATGTTGATCATTTGGATTATATCCGTGACATCGATGATGAGGTTCGACAACAAGAAATTCAGGATGAACTTCAAGACTTCTGCCAAAAATGGTATATCTGGGGGATGGAACATTTGGATTACTTCTTTTTCATCCGTAACGACCGCGTGGTTCCTTTCAATCAAGAAGAAAAACAAGTATTAGAAGCCGTATTTAATTTGTTTAAAAACAGTCATTCCATTGATATTTATAGGAAGAAAGCACTGTATATTCTTATCAGAGAACAGGTGAATGTCAAAACACAGATAATTACTAACGTAGTGAATGTGTTACGACCACTTTGCCAAGAAATGTTTTTTGATTTTAAAAAGAACGGAACAATGTATTGGCATCGTTTCTTATACTATCCTGAACATATCGAAGGAGAATTGAAACTTCCTGACGATATATTCAAAGGTCAGGAAGTAATAGACTCGATGGGCGATAAATATAAAATTATCGAGATCAATAAAAACGAAATAATCTTAAAGCCAATTTCATTTGACGGCGTAAACAGCTATTTTCCACAGGATTTTGACGCAACAACAATTTATGAATTTTGGAATTACTTAGACGAAGAAATATAGGAGAAATATTTTGGCAAAGAAAAATAACAGTGAAGTATTGTTCAAAGGTTCAGATGGAAAAGATGTAACCTTCGAAGACCTTCTACGAAAAATATATGAAAATGCAGAAGCGAAGAATTATCATTTACTTCAAACTGCTGATCATGTAAGTAAAAAAGTCGAAACCATCCAAGATGCTATAATGGTTCTTCCGTTCTTAACGTCACTCCAATCGGTTTCAGTTAAAAACGACGAACAACTGGTAAAGATGGCTGCAATCGTAGCACGTCAAAATAAGAAATTAAAAGATGAAGATGACGATGTTGGGGCATTTGGATTAACCGCTGAAATGAGAAAAGAAATAATGGATGCAGCTAATTCAGTCGGATATCCGGGTCAAGCAAACGGCGGGTAAGATATGTTGGTAGGCGAGGTTGTAGAATCAAAAAAAAGTTTTAAGCCCAATCAAAAAGATGACATGGGTAACCCTCTGGCACTTGGGAGTATAGAAGTTCGTATTGGCAGTCATCAAAGTAATTTAGGACAGATTAGAAATATTTTTGTTCGCCCTGCTTCATTTAATCGTAGAATACCTCTTATCGGTGAACAAGTAATTTTAATCCCTGCACCTGTAAATGATTGGTCAACTTCTGGAATTAAAGGAGTTGGCTATTTATATTTAAGCGTATTAAATTCGACTGATGATTTAGTGCTTTATGCGTTCCCAAAAGTTTGGAAGCGTAAAGGTTTAGCACCAGCAGGATCATCCGCAGAAAGAAATAGCGATAAGAAAATATTTGGTTATACGTTTCCTAAAAATCCAAAACGAACGCCGAACCTTCAACCGTTTGAAGGCGATGATTTGTATGAAGGACGGTTTGGAACCTCAATTAGATTCGGTTCGACAGTAGAAGGGGATATGTCGGTTTATGCTGAAAAGCCTACGTGGTCAGGCTCCGGGAATGGTGATCCCATACTTTATTTCCGAGTAAAAAAACCATCCGCAGGTTCAACCAACAGCGCCGAATCCGTTGAAATCAATAACAACAAATATGAAGTCGAAGACATTGAAAAGGATGATTCTACGATCGTAATGACTTCAAATCAAAAGTTAAAGAACTTTAAAGCCGGATTTGATAAAAACTCAGACGCTAAGAAGTTAGGTCAATTCGATGGTAAATCACAAATAGCAATAAATTCAAACAGAGTTGTTCTAAATGCGAACAAGGATATGTTATTATTAATCGGAAAAGAAAAAGTAGTTATGACTGGAAAAAAAATAATACTGCAAACAGATAAACATAAAGTTGATTTGGATGACCTGATGGATTTTTTAAAAACATGGTTAGGTGAAGATTCAAAATTAGCCCAAGGTAGCGCACAGTATGCAACCCCGGCTGGCCCTTCGGGAACTTCCACCAATATGGCCGCCTTTATTCAACTTCAAAACGTCGATTTCAATAAATTTAAACAACCGTAAAAGGAAAAATATGAAAATTAAAAATATGCTCAATGAATCTGAAAATGAAGTTACATTTGATAAGACAAAGAAATACTTTATTAGTTCTGGGTTAGGTGGAAGATTTACAATTCGTTATATTGGAACTGAACCTGCTACTAAGAAATTAAAATTTAAAGTATTGAATCCCGACTTTGAAACGATGGTTATTACGTTATCTTCGGAAGAAGCCAGTTCAAAAGTTAAAGAAGTTTAAAAGCAATTTCAAAATCATGACAACAAAAGAATTAGCAACCATAATCCTTCATTGCAAGAAAGCGATCAGGGAAGAAATGCAAGGAATGAAGCGGGAACTTCTTTCTGAAATGAAACGAACTCAGCCACAAGCAACTCGTTCACCTGATAAACTTGTCGAAACACAAAAATCATTCAGGCAGAAATATCAAGTTGCGCAGCCTCAAAAGAAACAATTCACTTCAAATTCGTTACTGAATGAAATGTTGAATTCGGTCGAACCTATTCCAAACGAAGGTTCCAGCTACTTAGATGCGTTTGATCATGAAGAAGATATCATAAATGTCCCAACTACTGAAACAGGGCAACCAATTAACGCTCCAAAAGCAGTTGTAGAAGCGATGAATCGTGATTATAGCGCGTTGGTTCAACGAATGGATGAAGGAAAAGGTTCAAACAACCAAAAAGCCAAACAAGATTTTAGAAAACAAGTCCTTTCCCGTATGAACGACGATAATTATAGTTCAGACGATGACGATGAAGATTTGTCGTTTTTAGATCAACTTTGAGGTTAACTAATTGAAATTAAAAAAATTACTATTCGAAATAACCTTCGATCAAGCATTGAATGTTTTGAACTATTCCAAAGATGATTTGGGAGATGAGGCGAAATTAAAAAAAGCGTATCGCGATGCAACAATAAAGGCACATCCCGATAAAGGTGGAAGTAATTCTGATATGCAGGATGTGACTGCTGCGTATGAATTATTGAAGAAAACTACATCATCACCGAGTAGTAGATTTGATTGGGAAAAGTCAGATAAAGAAAATTTAGATTTGGGCTTGAAAGTTCTTGAACAATTGAAGGAAAAATTTAACACAAAGAAATTTATCGATCATTTCAATCAAATTTATTCGGATTCATTTCAAGTAAAAATTTCAAAAGAACGCCCATCTCCATCTGATCGATCTGCATGGTATGCTGGATTATCCGCCGAATTTTTTAATGCTTCCAGAGACATTGTGTTTTCTATCGTTTTTCATTGTACGATTCATGATGTAAAATACGATAAATCGCTTGGATCAGGAATTGGAAATATAAGTTATCCTTTGGGAGTATCCGCCTATGGGTTTTTTAACAATAAAAAATTAAAAATAACTCAACGAGATTATTCAAGTACACGAAACCACGATGTTTTGATCGATCCGGAACTTTCTTTTCCGAAGGCTAAATTGGAAAAATTTAAAACGACATCTGTTTCAAAAGTTTTTAAAAGAGCAGATATGATTTTATATTTGACCAAAAAACTTGGAATGACTTGGGATGGTGACCAAGCAAGAATAAAAGATGTTCCTAAGCCATTGGCGATTGTATTCAGTCGTGGAACATTTATGAAAACGCCATATTGGTCGTTGAATTTATACGAAAATAGTCGAGGGGTTCCGGGAATGACATATTTAACATTGCCAGAAACAATCGAAACCGCACAAGCAATAGAAGTATTGGTTAACGCCGTCGGAAAGACCGATGATCCTGAACAAATTAAAAATATCGTGAAAGATTGGGCGACTAAAATGAAGGATAAAAAATGAAATTACGAACTATAATTAACGAAAATGCTTCGGAACTTATAAAATTATTAATCAAACAAAAATTAGAAAACAGTAAAAAAGATTTAATATTTGAACAGTTAAAATATGGTTTAGGTGTTTGTTTTGTTGGTTTTGTAGGTGTAATAATTAAAATAATAGTAGACAAATGAAAATAAATTCAGAAGGAATAAAGCTATTAGCTGAATTAGAAGGATTAGAATTAAAAGCTTATAAATGCCCAGCAAATATCTGGACTATTGGCTTCGGCAATACATTCTATGAAGATGGTGATAAAGTAAAAGAAGGTGATACTATTACTAAAGAAGAAGCGTATCATTTATTTTATCTAATAGCTACTAAATTTGAAAATACTATTAATACAGTTATAGTTCCACAATTAAATCAAAATCAATTTAATGCTTTATTTTGTCTTTGTTATAATATTGGACAAACTAACTTTAAAAATTCTACTTTAGTTAAATTAGTTAATATTAATCCTAATGATGGAAATATAGCTAAACAATTTTTACGATGGAATAAAATAAATGGAGTTGTGAATAAAGGATTAACTAATAGACGAATTAAAGAATCAGCTTTCTACTTGCCCAATGCCCACATTGAAGTTTAAACCAATGAGCTTTTTTGTCACACGTTAC